GTATGAAATATCCTTTTCCTGCTTTATACTTACGCGACTTTTGTCTTGTTGCGCGGGACTTCTTTGACTGTCCTCTTGCACAGAATTCTTTATATTTCGTTGAAGTAAAGTCTATTCCAGTTTTGGTACATTTATAACCTGTATAAAAAGTACCAGCATAAACGAGAGCCAAACCGAGCAAAGCTACGGCTTTAACTTTCTTTCCATGCTTCTTCCACCAATTAGCGGCATAGTAAGCTGTTCCTCTAAGAATCGGCCTACTCGTAAGTGGATAATACTCCACATTTCCATCCTTGTCTTTCAGGGGAACATCACCTAAGGGGACATCAGTGTATGCTGGCATCTTGTGTGTGAATAAATCTCCACAAATCATACAATAGCCAAACACATACATTCTAAACATCTTGTCCTTCACATAGGCCTTTGTTTCACTCCATGTATCTGTGAGAGTTTCACCTTGCGGGTGCAACATACCTCCAGAGACAAAGGATTCGCTTATTGGCGGAACCGTTTTCTTTGTGGTCTTTGTGCTCTTAGAAGCAGCTTTTTCTACATCTTTCTTCTTCAAGTGAGCATTCAAAGTTTCCACATCAGCCTTCAATCCTGTTCGATCTCCAGCTTCTTTCTGATCAGCCAGAATGCTATCTATAACATTCATTTGTGGCGAATTCATGCTTTGTATCAGATCCTCAATTTCATCAGAGGTCTTAACATGAAAACTAGTGGGCACACTTGGTAAATCAGTAAAGTGATCAATACCATCATTATCCTCCAAAGGAGGGGGCCCTTCTCCACCTGAACTACTCGTGGAGCCAGCATCATCATCTTCTTCTGAACTAGAACTTGAGTCACTTGCAGATTCAATTTGCACTTCCAATTTCTTGAAAGCACTCTTGAGAGTGTCACGAAATTTCTCCTTTCGCGCCTTTTGCTCTTCAGTGAGAACAGCATCATCCCTAAAAGGGGCACTATTCTCAAACTTTGCCTGCATTGCTTTAAGTTGTTCCAATTCATCAGCGAGTGCCTCAGCTCCTTTCGTTTGTGCCATTGCTTCTCTGAGTTCATGGTCTGTTTGGGGTAAATCCTTAAAGAGAACTTCACGCTCTTCTTCAGATTCAGCTTCCCACCATTTCTTCAACCAATCCGCCATCCATGTGGCGTAAGGTATTGATTTTAACAAATCAATAATTGGTTTAAAGAAACTTAGAACTCTACCAGCTCCCAACAATGGGGCTACCAATAGCATACAAATAGATAACAAACCAGTTAAAAGTGAACCAGAACGATTCACATCACCTCTCCACCCTTGCGGATAGAGTGTGTAACCAGTTAGAAAACGGAACAAACCGAAAGTTCCACTAACCACACCTATTACTAGGGGTATGAAACTTGCAACGGTTTGTACTAACATTATAGTTTTGAACGCCTTGACCTCCTCTTGAATAAAGGTTCCGATTTTAGGCAATTCATTACATAAAAATGTTAAGGCTTTGAAAACTCCTGCAAAACAATACAGGCAGTAGGCGACCATGACATAAATCAAAGTCCAACCAAAAATCTGGCTTATCTTCTCTAAGATTAAGCAGTTTTCAAAAGCCGATGAAAAGGGGGTCAATTCTTCTGCAGAAGCAAAAGAAAGAAACAGCAAATACGCTGCTAAGAATACCTCTTTCATCTCCGGGGTTCGAAAACGACGATCTTTAAACTCGCCGTTCTCAAATATTGTGAGGACAGTATCTTCATCCTCAGAGCTACCACTCCATGATGAGTCCCAATCCAAATCGGGCCCTCTCATGGGCATTCCCAGCCCCCCTAAGGGGGACTGGGAAAACGTCAGAGTAGCTTCGTACGTTTCCGTACGTCGGTCCCCCCCTGATAAAGGAACCTCCGGCCCGCTAACGGCGGCC